TATTCTCCTGCTGGTACAAGCGTAACAACTCTCGCAGCTACAGCTTTTCCTTCATCAGGAGGAAACATTACTGTAGGATCTCAGTTGGGTTACAAAGTTAACGATACAGTAACACTTGCATATCCATCAGGAGCAACATTAACTAACTGTATTGCAGCAGGAGATCATTTTGTAAAAACTTATGATGCTTCAACTGGTGTTATGACACTTTCTGCAACAGCAGGAGGAGCAGCATTAACAGCTTCAGCAGCACCTACTTTTACAGCAGGAACTTTTGCAAGCATTACATTTACTACACCATTAGTTGTTGGATCTGTAAGAGAATGGAGTTTTGAAATAACCAGAGCAGAAATTGACGTAACAAGTATTGGTCAAACTGTTACTCAGACTGCACCATTTAGAACTTTTATCTCAGGTTTTGCTGATGGTAGTGGTTCTGCTAGTGTTTACTCAACAGATGATGACACATTACTATCCAGTAGAATGGTTGAAGACGTTATCCAACGTCAACAAGCTGGTGCAAAGGTTAGATTGTATATTGATCGTCAGATGAGTGGTGCTAACGTAGATCAAAACGCAAGTAGATCAATTTTGGCAGACATTATTCTTACTTCTGCAAGTTTTAACGTAAACCCAGATGACGGACAGGTTGTAGAAATAGCCTTCAGACCTAGTGCTGCTCCTACATTCGACTTATCTAAATCTGCATAATACTATATTAGTAGTTATCAATTATTATGAACCTCGGTCAATCCGAGGTTTTTTATTGCATAATGAAGTACACTAATAGAAAAATACATGAAACTTATGGCGACATTGAACGCTCTCGACAGACTTAAAAAAGCTGCAAATCTCGAACCAATCAAAAAACAAGTAACCCTATCCGATGGTTCGATATTCGAGATGTTTGTAACACCATTAACAATGGCAGAACGAGAAAGAGCCCAAAGACAAGTAAGAAGTGATGACTCAAATGGATTCGCTTTACAATTATTAATAAACAAAGCACTAGACGCAAACGGAACAAAACTATTTAATGCAGGAGAAATAGACGTTTTGAAGAATGAAGTTAAGGACAGCGATCTACAATCTCTTATGCTTGCAGTCATAAATGCAGAGGAGGAGGAAGTAATAGACCCAAAATCCTAGCCAGCCAGTTAAAGAGAGATAACTGGATGATGCTCAAGTTTGGAGTAGCCAAAGAATTAGGCAAAACGCTCCATGAAATAGGAGAAATGACAGAAGCAGAGTTAATCGGATGGAGTGCCTATTTTCAAGTAATAAACGAAGAACAGCAAAAAGAATACGAAAAAATAAAACGCAGGAGATAGTGCTAATCAGTTTATTTAATGTAAACTAGAGTAAATATTTATTTTTGGATTGTGGCATATAAAGCCGAGATAGCTGTAAAAGTAAATGGTCTAAAGGACATAAGAACTTTAGAAACTTCTTTAAATAAAATAAGTGGAAAAATAAGTGCGATAAATAAAATATCTATAGGAAATAGTAAAGCAGCAAAAATTGAAGAAAAAGTAGCTAAGAGTAAAGAGGCTCAAAGAGTCTCTATGATACAGACCAGGAGAGTTGGAGATGCAGTACAAAGATCAGCAGATAAAGGATTACAGACAGAAAAAGCGTTAGCAGCAGTAAAAAGAGCCTCTAAAGCTGATTCGCAAAATCAGTTAAAGGTAGCTACTGCACAAAGAAAAATAGCACTAGAAGAACTTAATATTGTTCAAAAAGAGTTAGTAATGCAGCAAAAGCTGACTTCTGAAAAAGTTAAGCAAGCAGGGTTAACGGCTGGAGACCGTGTAGGTTTACTAGGTTTAAGTGGTAAAGCCAATAGAATATCGGGTAAAGCAGCTTCCGCTATAGATGCACAAACAGCGAGTAGACAGCCTAAAGGTCTGCCTAGCTCTGAAATGTTAAAAGCAGAGTCCAGAGGGATAACAAGAATAGTAACTCAAGAAGAAAGACGTACCAAAGCTCTACAGAGATCCGCAGGTTTTAGTAAAGAAATAATGGAGTCAAACAAGGCTTCAGCTAAAGCAGGAGAAGCACACGCAAGAAAGTTAGAAAGGATGAATAAACCTCATGGATTTACTGCACAGCAATTTGGTCCTCAGTTTGCAAGCTCTACATTACCAACTGAATCTGCTTTAAACTTTGACAGAAGGACTGGAAAATTACTCAAAGGACCAGCAGGATCTAGTCCTAATACACTTGGAAATTTAGGCAGAAGATTTGATACTCAAAGTGCGTTGATAAGTGGTGCTTTTCCTCTGTTATTTGGGCAAGGTCCAGTTGGTGCTGCTGCTGGTGCATTAGGTGGTGGTGTTGGTGGAATGTTTGGTAGTATGGGTGGTTTTGCAGGAGGTATCGCAGCCACAGCAGCAGTTCAGAGCATACAAAATGCTATCAACGCAATAAGTGAACTTGGACAGGCTATGGGTCCGTTCACTCAGAATACTCAAGCTGTAACAGACGCACTAGGTTTCCAGGGATCAGCAGAAGAAGCTCGAATAAAATTAATTGAGCAAACTAAAGGTAAAACAGCAGCTTTCAATGCTGCCATGAACTTAATGGCATCACAGATAGGACAAAAGGGAGTTGATTCTATAAAACAGTTTGGTGATTCTACACGACTATTAGGCAGTCAATTTTCTTTTGCACTCAGCAAGTTACAGGCATTTACAGCAGGAATCGCAAATTTTGTAATTAGAATTACTGGACTGCAAGATTCTTTGGAGGCAGGAGCAGCTACTAGAACAGTTGCAGCAGCAGCAGGGGAAGGAAATGCGGAAGCACAGGCTTTAGTTAATAGAAGAAATGCTGCACAGTCAATGAAAAGTAGAGGAGGAGAAGGCAGAAGAAAGAAACAGTTACTAGAAGAACTTAGTGCCGAAGAGCAAATATTTGCAATTAGAAGAAATACATCAATAGAAGCAGATACGCTGACTCAAAAGTTTGATGCTTTAGGAACTTCTATAAAAACAGAAGCCGAAGAAACAAAAAGAATTGCGGAGTTGAGAAGAGATGGTTTAAATCCAGCACTCGCTAAAACTATTGCTGGAATAGAAACAGAAGGTCAGTTAGCTAAAGATAATTTACAGGTAGAGATTGATAAGATAAAGCAAAAACTTGTTACTACTGGTGAATTAAAAGATAAAGACCAACTTAGGCTTGAAGAATTAGTAAAAGCAAAACAAGCCATAGACGGGCAAGTAGATGGCCTATCGGAAGCTGCAACTGCAACAGATAAACTAAACGAATCTACTAAAGATATGAAATCTAATTTTGAAAAAATTGGAGAGTCTATTGCTTCTGGTGTTAGCGATAATTTAACTGCTGCAATAATGCAGACAAAAACTTTAGGTGATGCTGCAAAATCAATTTTAAATGACTTAGCTAACACGTTGGTAAAACTTGGTGTAAATACAATTTTAGGAGGTATTGCTCCTGGTATTTTTGGTAGTTTACCAATGTTAAATTTTGCAAGTGGAGGTAGACCTCCAACTGGTAGACCTTCAATCGTAGGAGAGAAAGGCCCAGAGTTATTCGTACCAAAAAGATCAGGTACAATAATTCCTAATGACAAATTAGGTGGAGGAGGTAGTACAAACATCAGCGTAAATGTAGATGCCTCTGGATCGTCTGTTCAAGGTGATGAACAACAAAGTAAAGAACTTGGCAGGGCTATCTCAGCAGCGATACAATCAGAATTATTAAAACAAAGAAGACCTGGAGGTTTATTAAGATAATGGCTACTTTTCCTAGTTATAACCCTGTTTTTTCTGCAAATAAAACTGATATTACTAATACCAGAACAGTTCAGTTTGGTGATGGCTACCAACAAAGATTTACATTTGGTATAAATCAAAAAGCAAAGCAATGGAGTTTAACATTTAATGAAAATGATGAAGATACGGCTGAAATAGAAACATTTTTAGAAGCAAGAAAAGTTGATGGAGCATCTTTTGATTGGTCTCCTCCTGATTCAACTACAACTTTTAAATGGATTTGTCCTTCGTTTACTAAAGAAATATTTGAATTTAATAGA